TCTCACCACACTTAAGGCGTATGATAACCCCTATTAGAAGAAAGACAACGAATATTTTGTTCGTTTTAAATGAACCAAATTAATGATTTATTTAGTCTTCTATTATTGAGTACCCCATCCCAGTTCGAGACGGGAAGTACTTGCGTAACCAGCTTCGTGGAATTTCTCCGCGTCGCTGTCCTTGAGTCACTACCTGCAGAGCAGATAGATTCAGCTATACTATCTAATTGTCTTTTCCGTTGTAAGTGATGCCAGTTAGGTATCACAGGAGCAGACGAATTTCGAAGTTTGATCATATAGTTGATGTCGGAACGAACCCTGTAAAGGGTCGCTACGTCAAGACTATATACCGCATAGAAGCACTGATAGTTACATCGGTGTGATATGAGGTTCTTTCTTCGAAGGACTTTAACGTCCTCCTCATTTAGCCAAGGTCTAAGATCTTGACTATTGAGGTAAGATAGAGGAACTCCCAAATGACAAGATAAAGTGGTTGTAAAGCCACCTTTGTCTAAGTCGTAGGATCCACTCGAGATCGGGCCATATAGCCGTTTCTTGAGTGGAATGGAGTCTAACAGCGTTTGATACAAAGTATCGAGCGCAGTATGATAATCAACCGAAGTAGCTTTGCTATTAAGTTGATTACAGACAAAATATATGTCTTCATACGTTAAAACCTCTCTCTTAAGATAGAATGGCCGGACCAAGTGTCCCTGAAAGTAATCTTTCCCACAACTCTCTTTAAACAAACCAGAGATAAAACTTTTCTCATGGTTAATAGAGAACCCAGCCCATTCAAGGGCGGAGATAACTGAAGGAGCCGTCTTCTCGCGCACAATAATGTCATCACCATAAACGGCGATATCATTCTTTGTGCAAGGGAATCCAGCATCAATTGTAGCACCATAGCTGATGCCATAAAAGATGAGACTTTCAAGCGGAAACGTGAAGCCGTTACCCATAGCAGAAAATTTCTGATAGGTAACACGGTTGCCCTCGACTAACCCGGTTTGATGCCGGATATCATCGAGAAAGGCAAACCAATCACTAGGTAGAAGGAGCTTAACTAGTTCGATTGATATAGTATCTGAAGCAGATGCTAAGTCAATTGTTGAGAACTGGTTAGGATTCGGCATGTCAAATAATGAGGAAAACAAGGAACCCAAACGGGCAAACTCCTGATTTTTCTCTTGACATGTTAAATCCACTCCGACTTTCTTGAGGCACTCCTCTAATTCGGCCTTAATGCCTAACTGAAGGAACATGTTCAAGCTACTACCTACCGCAATAGGCCTGTCTGTACGACAGTCCTTGGGGACAAAGGTTACTTTGTCACTTTCTTCTTCAACGATAGTACAATCAAAGAGTGTTAACTCTTGTTGTACACGCGAACCAAACGGAGGTAACTCAGTTCGGCGACCAGTGGATTCGAGATAATCGACCCACTTCGGATCAGACGAAATTGACGCAAATGCATAGAGCTTACTTAGCTTCGTAACAGTATAAGGGAGGTCAGCAAATTTATAATAAGCTGTCACCCTGTTACCTTTAGAAGCGTTTGTAGACCCAGGACCATGCTGCCCCTCCGTTATCATTTTCATGATACGCGGAGTTGTTAGGTTACCTAGTACAGAAGCTATTCGCTTTTGTGCTTGATATACCCAACGTGGAAGTTCCGATTGCTCGGCTAACCGTTGATTGGTAGCTAGACATAAATCCTCGCACGCTTGCCATTTAAGTTTGGCGGCGGTACGCGGATCAACATCTAAATCGCTATCTTTAAACGGATACTTCTTTAGCAGTGCTATGACCTGCCTGTGTGCGAAAACGCACCGATTACTAGTAAGAGCCGTATACGTCTGTGTACGCTCCTCTAGAATCCTACTTACATGAAGATACTTTGCTAAGGACCGCTGCTGTGTAGCAGCCATCAATAGACAAAGCTCGTCCCATGAGAAGTAGCAGGCCGAACCAATGACAAAGGTTCGCAATAAGTGCCAGGGATCAATCTCTTGATCGACTGGCGTCCGAATACTCTTTGCAGAGATATTCGCAGGGTTAAAGTACTTTCGCATGAAAGATTCTCCTTGACGGTCAACAACTATAGTTGGGTTTTACCAACAACAGTTATATCGTTGATGAGGGTAGCTTGAGTTGCAATATCTGCAATTCGGGCCAGGGCCTCAGCGATGGAAGCTTCGGACGTGCCGACGGGGATCGAAACATTGATCTCCATCTTCATATCTTTCTGCTCCACCCCTCCGTCAGGAGTGGCTACTTCAACCGATGCAACGTAATTTAATTTACTACGTCGGTTATTGTAAGTGGTCGCACTACGCTTTGGAGGCGTACTCGATATAATCAACTTATCGTTGACAATATCAGAGTGCGTAGGACCTATGTAGGTAGTTGAATTGCCAATTGTGTGCAATGCAACATACACTACATCTGAAGCTGCGTCATCTTTGAGTGTAATACTCATAGTCGTTTTCCTCGGTTATTTACATTATGTGTAACTAATTGTTGACAAGGTAGAGTTCCATTTAGGAGCGTAATCTAGTGGTCATGAAGGCCAAAAGATCTACCAGTTTCGGAATCGTTAGATTCAGGTCTAAGTTAAATAGCTCAGCAGAAGTACTATCTATACGACCATAGCTCTCGGATGTTACCTTAATTGGTAACTCAGAATCCGTGCCGTTAGACGTTATGATAATCTTTCCAACTGTGTAAGTTTCAGTCTTTACAGACTTATAACCAGCTACAATTTGATATGTCGGGTTTGGATTAAAACTAGCGATTAAGCCAGAAATATTCACAAACCAATCAATAACAAAGGACCAGGGTATAACTTCCCAGGCTGTCTTTGCTATATTGGTCAATCCAAGCATATGTACACTTGGGTGATCCGACACAAGTTTCGCGTAGACCCCCCCAGCCGCTCGTGTAAATTGAATCGATGATATATCTAAGTTATATGATACATCGCCGATACCAAATGACACGTTTGAGCTGGAAGTGTTCTCATCATTGTCAAACTTTCGCTTCCTAATTAAAGGACGCAATTGTTTGTCAGAATAGAGGTACTTGATTGAATTTTCAATATCAATCATTAGGGGTCGGACCGCATAACGGGCTTGAAGCCAAAGTTGATCTATAGTGAGGTGATCAATGTCTCGACGTCTAGTATAGACCTCGAGCCATTTAAAATTACCTCGCCTAGTGTCAGCAATGATCTTGCCTATTTTACGGAGAACATGAACTATAAAATCTATAGTCTTGTTCATTTCCGCGACTGAAGTGAGAAGCTCGAGGACAGCATCATCGACTGCAAGAGTTGCAGAAGAAAAGGGGCTGTTGGCTAATGACAAGTCAGCAGGAGCAGGTAACAGGCTCTTTACATAATCATACGCCTCGGCTGTTAAGCCGTGAAGCGCAGGATAAACAAAGGACGCTGTAAACTGATACTGTTGAACGCGTGGACCGCTACCACCTAAGGTAACAGAATACGCGGTTGTCAGGCCAGGGTTATCCTCAGGCGCACCAATAGTAGACTCAATCGATCCAGAGGTACAGGGGTTAACCAGAAAGGTTCTCCCTTGTAGCTCTCGGAATCGCGAGCCTACAACGTCACTCATGAAGGCATGTGACTCGCCTACAATGACTGGCTCTCGTTCCCCAACAATGGTGTTTAAAAACCAATGTGAGGAAAATTGAGAGCGGATTGTGGTCTCTAGTTCTGCTAAATACACAGGATCACTCCTGTTTAGCTCCCACCACCCATTCTTGTCATACCAAGAAGTAGGTGTAGGGAAATAGAACTCAAGACCCCAACCCTCGTAGTACTGATCAGTTAAAACCGGGGGATCCCCGGCCGAAACAAGTTTCGGTGACCAGTGATATGTTGGTGCATAGGAAAACGATTGATTGTAACCGATTTGGTTTCCCAGATCAGTACGAATACCGTTTCCTCTTTCTCTATAGCGCGAGCGTTTCATAAGTTATTACCCCGCGAGGGATAATAACCCGAAACGCTCAGATTTACTCCCTCGAGGGGTAAACCTAAGCGCTGTGTCCATAATGGACGCGCGGGCACCCCCTCTCGGG